ACTCCCTTGGGACATCGACCCCTCCCAAGCCATGGCACCCTCTGCAGCCGGCTCGTTCACCCCGACAGGCACCCGTACCTCGCCACGATGCCCAGGGTCGTGCTGCCAGCACCGGAGATCACGATGACCAGCTGGAGACCCGACGCCATCGAGCACTGGTCGATCGACCGGCTCCTGCCCTATGCCGCCAACGCACGGACGCACTCGGAGGAGCAGGTCGCGCAGATCGCGGCGAGCATCGCCGAGTTCGGGTTCAACGTGCCGGCTCTGGTCGACGAGCACGGGGTGCTGATCGCCGGCCACGGTCGGCTCTTGGCGGCCCGCCGCCTGGGACTCGATGAGGTTCCGGTGATTCGGCTCGAGCACCTGACGGACGCTCAGGCGCGCGCCTACCGCATCGCCGACAACCGGCTCGCGCTCGATGCGGGCTGGGACGAAGCCCTGCTGGCTGGCGAGCTCAAGGCGCTCGCCGATGAGCCCTTCGACCTCTCGCTGCTGGGCTTCGCGGACGCCGAGCTCGACCGCCTCCTGGCGCTGGAGCCGGATGGGGAAGGCGCGGAGGGGATGGGCGAGCCGCCCCTCGTGGTGCCGGAGCCGCCGCGCAACCCGGTCTCCCAGGTCGGTGACCTCTGGCGTCTGGGCGAGCATCGGCTGTTGTGCGGCGACTGCACCAGGCCGGAGGACGTCCGCCGTCTGATGAACGGGGAGCGGGCGGCGCTGTTCGCCACCGACCCGCCCTACCTCGTCGACTATGACGGCTCCAACCACCCGACCCGTAACAAGGACTGGTCACCCTCCTACGGCATCGCCTGGGATGACGCGAGCCAGGGCCCCGAGCTCTACGAGTCGTTCATCCGTACGGCGATCGCCGAGGCGATCGCCGAGGACGCCGCCTGGTACTGCTGGCACGCCTCGCGCCGCCAGGCCATGCTCGAGGCGGTGTGGGAGAAGCTGGGCGCCTTCGTTCACCAGCAGATCATCTGGGTGAAGGACCGCGGGGTGCTCACCCGCTCCCACTACCTATGGAAGCATGAGCCTTGTTTCTATGGCTGGATCAAGGGCAAGCGGCCTGCGCGGGTGGCCGACGACCGACTGGGCACGACCTGGGAGATCCAGAGCCTCTACGGCGAGGAGCGGCCGGACCATCCGACGCCGAAGCCGCTCGCCTGCTTCGCCATCCCGATGCGCCAGCACGTGTCGCGCGGCGGCCTGTGCTACGAGCCGTTCAGCGGCTCGGGCTCGCAGATCATGGCGGGAGAGATGACCGGCCGACGGGTCTACGCCATGGAGATCAGCCCGGCCTATGTCGACGTCGCGATTGCGCGCTGGCAGTCGTTCACGGGTGCGGCGGCGGTGCTGGAGGGAGATGGGCGCACGTTCGACGACGTGCGTCAGGCGCGGCAGACGGCATGACGGACACCGACATCATCGTCGCGTCGAATCACCGCGGCATGGATCAGGGCGAGAGTGGAGCTCGGTCGCGGCGGCCCCGTGAGGTCCGGCGGACGCCGCCATGCAGGGGATGAGCGAGCGCCAGTACGCGGCCCATGCCGGCCTGTCCCGCGGCGCGGTGCAAAAGGCGAAGGCGAGCGGCCGGCTGGTGCTGCTCGCGGACGGCTCGATCGATGCACCGGCATCGGACGCCCGACGCGCCGAGACCACCGACCCGTCGAAGAGCCATCGGAAGGCCCCAAGGGCGGGTGCCTCGAGCGCTCCACCCGAGGCCGCCAGCTCGGTCCGGGAGACGCTCAAGGAGCAGGGCTTCAGCCCGGGCCCCAGGCTCTCCTACACCGAGGCGCGCACGGCGCACGAGATCGCCAAAGCCCATCTCGCGCGGCTCAGGCTTCAGGAGAGGCGGGGCGAGCTGGTCGACCGCGCCCGGGCCGTCGCGCTGGTGTTCCGGCTCGCGCGGGAGGAGAGGGACGCGTGGCTCACCTGGCCCGCCCGTTGCGCGAGCCTGATCGCCGCCGAGCTCGGCGTCGACGACCACGAGCTTCAGATCCAGCTCGAGCACCATGTCCGCCGCCACCTCGACGAGCTCTCCGAGCTTCGCCTCGAGCTTCGCTGACCTCCTCGCCTTCGACGGCGCCGAGGAGGTCTGGGCGGCCTGGCGGGAGGGGCTGGCGCCGGAGCCGGCGCTCACGGTCTCCACATGGGCGGATCGGCACCGCGTGCTGTCGTCGAGAGCCTCCGCCGAGCCCGGTCGCTACCGCACCGACCGCACGCCGGCGATGCGCGAGATCATGGATGTGCTCTCGCCCGGCCATCCTGCCGAGCGCGTGGTGCTGATGAAGGCGGCCCAGATCGGTGCCACCGAGGCCGGGAACAACTGGGTTGGCTACGTGATCGATCGCGCCCCCGGGCCTATGCTCGCGGTCCAGCCGACGGTCGAGCTCGCCAAGCGCAACTCGCGCCAGCGTATCGACCCCCTGATTGCCGAGAGCCCGGCGCTGCGCCGCAAGGTCCGTCCGGCCCGCTCGCGCGACGCCGGCAACACGGTGCTCACCAAGGAGTTCCCGGGCGGCATCCTCGTGCTCACCGGCGCCAACTCGGCGGTGGGCCTGCGCTCGATCCCCGCACGCTACCTGTTCCTCGACGAGATCGACGCCTACCCGCCCTCGGCCGACCAGGAGGGCGACCCGGTCGCGCTTGCCGAGGCCCGGTCGCTCACCTTCTCGCACCGGCGCAAGGTGTTTCTGGTCTCGACCCCGACGCTGAAGGGGTTGTCGCGCATCGAGCAGGCCTACGAGGCGAGCGACCAGCGCCACTACCTGGTCCCCTGTCCGCACTGCAGCCACGAGCAGCGGCTGGTGTTCGCTCATCTCCGTTGGGAGCCGGGCCAGCCCGAGATCGCGCACTATGCTTGCGAATGCTGCGAGGAGCACATCGAAGAGCACCACAAGACGGAGATGCTCGCGAAAGGCCGCTGGCAGGCGACCGCCGAGCCGGCCGACGGCATGACCATTGGATACCACATCTCGGCGCTCTACTCGCCGGTCGGCTGGATGTCATGGGAGCGCATCGTGCGCACCTTCCTGGAGGCGAAGAAGTCGCCCGAGACGCTCAGGACATGGATCAACACGGTACTCGGCGAAACGTGGGAGGACGCGGCCGAGGGCGTCGATGCCCACGCACTGATGTCCCGGGTCGAGGCGTGGCGCGAGACGCCGGCGGGCGTGCTCGTGGTGACCTGCGGCATCGACGTCCAGGACGACCGCGTCGAGGTCGAGAGGATAGGCTGGGGCACGGGCGAGGAGTCGTGGTCGCTCGACCACAGCATCATCTACGGTGATCCCAGCGGCCCGGAGCTGTGGCAGGACCTCGACGACTACCTCCTCGAGCCCACCGTCGGGCACGCCGGCCACGAGCTGCCGGTCGCGGCGGCCTGCATCGACGTGGGCGGCCACCACACGCACGCGGTCTATGCGTTCGTCCGCGACAAGGCGCGCCGGCGGGTCCATGCGATCAAGGGCATGGCCGGGGTCGGCCGCCCGATCTGGCCGAAGCGCGCGAGCCGCAACAACAAAGGGAATGTCAACCTGTTCCTGGTCGGCGTCGACGCGGCGAAGGACGCGGTCATGGCGCGCCTCAGGATCGCCGAGCCCGGGCGCGGCTACTGCCACTTCCCACACGATCGCGAGCCCGAATGGTTCCGCCAGCTCACCGCCGAGAAGGTCCAGACCAGGTATCACCGCGGGTTCCCGCATCGTGTCTGGGTCAAGTCGCCGTCTACCCGCAACGAGGCCCTCGACTGCCGGGTCTACGGTTACGCTGCGCTGATCGCGCTCAACGTCCGGTGGGGACCGCTCCGGGCGAACATCGAGGCGCTCGCCAGGAGTGCGGCGAGCGACGAGGAAGGGGCTGAGTCACCGGCTCGCACCGTCGCACGACCCGGCGACGCAGCACCACCACCGTCGCCATCGGCCACCAAATCGCAGGAGGACGTTCCCCGATCGCCGTCGCGCAAGAGGCGGCACCTCATCATCGTGGGCAGGTCGAGCGTGGTGCGCTGACACGCACCTCGGCCCCGTCGCGGCGGGAGTCCAGGGCAGGAATCCAGGTCTGGGAATCCGGTGGGAATCCGGTGGGAATCCATCGGGAATCCACCTCGGAATCCACCCGGAAAGTGGCGGAACTCTGCGGATTTCAGGCCGTCGCGACGGTG